GGAATGAAAAAGAAACTAACATCTGCTAAGACAGCTAATGATCCTAATAGCAGAATTAATAAATCACTTCGTAAATGGAATTGTTAATATGGCAAAACAAATGTTAAAACGTAAAGATGGTTCTGTTTCACAACGTGGTTTGTGGGACAACATCAGAGCTAACAAAGGCAGTGGCAAGAAACCTACAGCTGCTATGTTAAAGCAAGAGAAGAAGATTAAAGCTAAATCTAAAAAATAATGGCAGCAGTTAAGAAACCTACACCAGTTCCAAATGGTCCATTGATTAAGAAGAAAGGTCCATTCAAAGGATCTACTCTTAAGCAAGGAGGAAAGGTAACTGTTATGGCAGGTGGAGAAAAACATGTTGTATATAAGAAGACCAGCCCTACAGGTGTAGGTAAAGGTAAGAAAGGAAATATTATGGTTAACCATCCTACCAAAGATAAAGGTAAGTGGGATACTATCGATCTTACAGCAATAGGTAGAGCTAAGACTGTTAAGCAAGGTGTTGCTTCTACAAAAAAATGGCATAAGGATAATCCTAATTATAAATACAAAGGCAAAAAGAAATAGTCATGGCAACAGTTAAGAAAATTAAGAAAGCTCAAAATGGTGATGATGTTCCATCATGGGCATCTAAATTTAGAGCTCAAGAAAGAACAGAGATGAAAAATCCTAAGTTAGCTGAAGAAAGACGTAGAAAAGAAGATTCTACAATGAAAGCTAAATTCCTTAAAGGTAGAGCTGAAGATCGTGCTAAATATATTAAAGAAGGTTATAAAGTAGAAGATAGATCTAGTGGTTCAACTGTTTATACAAAGTCTGCTGGTAAAGCAAAAGATGGTAAATGGATGCAGAAAGCTGCAGCTTCTATTAAGAAGCGTGGTACAGCTGGTAAATGTACACCTATTACTAAACCTGGTTGTACAGGAAAAGCAAAAGCATTAGCAAAAACATTTAAAAAAATAGCTGCAAAGCGTAAATCTAAGTAAAATGGCAACTGTTAAAAAAACACAAAAAATTGCATCTGGTAAATTAGCTGCTGGTGTAGGTGGTAAATCTCCTAAAGCAGGCATGGTAGATGCTAAAGGTGCTTGGACTAAAGTTCAAGAAAGAACTATTGGTAAAGCTAAATATGGTAAAACTGTTAAGAAAGCACAAGATGGTGCTAAAGCTAAAGGCTTTCCAGACTTAAACAAGGATGGTAAAATCACTAAGGCTGACATCTTAAAAGGTCGTGGTGTAATTGCTAAGAAGGGTGCTAAAGTGGCTAAGTCTTCTGGCATGAAGAAATGTAAATATGGCTGTAAATAATTAACAATTTAAAAATAAAAACATGGCAACTGTTAAAAAAGTTAAAAAGGCTCAAGATGGTACACCTATCATTGATAGATTAGCTGCTAAAACTGCAGAAAGAAACACTAAAGGACCAGCTTTAAGAGAAGGTCAAAAAAAGCGTTTAGATAGAATTGCTGGATCTAACGTTGATAGAGCTATCAAAGTTGGTAAAAGAATGTTAAAGAGAGCTGCTCCTGCAATGAAAAAAGGTGGTAAAGTAGTTAAAAAAGCTGCAAAAAAGAAATAATGACATCAGGTAAAGCAAAGAAATCTGGTAAGCCACGTAAGGCTCCTAAGGTGAAGAACCCAGCTCCTAATAAACCTTTTATGAGAGAAGCTGACACACCTAAAAGACTAAAGAGTCCTATGCTCCCTATGAAGCAGAAGAGATTGTCAAAATAATAAAAGCCCCAAATTAATGGGGCTTTTTTATTTATAATCCTAACCAATTGAGAAGTCTTTTTAATATTGTTTGTTTTGGTTTCTCTAGAAACTCTGCTGTAGACACATTCTTACCATGGACATGCCAGATGACGTTATCATCGTTTTGTACAGCTACATGTTTTAGTCCATGTGCTTCCCATTGAATTCTCCACATCATATCATCATGTCCTATTATATCTGCATGCGTCAAGTTTTTAATCACATTAAATGCTTTTTTATTGAATGCAAATGTCATAGGCATATGATATGTAGACTCTCCAGGATTACCACCCAGATTATCATATCTTTCACTATTGTACATCAACTTGTTTCCATTCAACTGATGACTAATTTTTGATGACACTATATCTATTGTAGGATCTGCTTTGAACGCATCTACAATAGTTTGTACATAATCAGCTTTGTATATATCATCGTCATCCATCTTAATAAACAAATCATAGTCTTCATGTGTCTTGAGCTGCTTGATAGCAGTCATGTTATTGAAGTGGGTATGGTTGTTTACTGAGTGACAGATTCTCATTGTACGAGAATTGAACACGTCATCAATCACATCTAAATATACGTGTAAATCATCAATATCATTAGTGATGTTTATCAAATGCTTTATACCACTGTACGTCTGATTCTTAACATTCAACATACAGCTTCTAAGCATATATGGTCTTTTGTAAGACGATGTAAATACTAATACTTTCATGTTATTTAGGTAATTGACTATAGTAGTCGTTGTCAAAATGTGGATTAAGATGTATCACCCCTTCAGTGTTGTCTAATGCCTCATCAGCTCTAGCTAATATCACTTCATTAGGCTGTTGACCCATTCCAGATATGTGTAATGTACCCATTCCCCATCTGTAAATCATTGTATGTTGTAGTGTTGATGTATATATGTTGGAGTTGTTACCAAACGTTATGTGTGAATCTTCATTACAACTAGTACCTGGAAACACAATTCTGTTTATATAAGCTTTGTTATACACATTGCCATTGTTTACACTACCTGCTTCTCCCTCATAAATATTATTTGTAAAGAAATGCATTCCTTTACTTCTATATATATCATAACCAGGGTTGTTATCTATATCTGTTTGTACATTCTTCAATGCCCATGGTGCTAATAAATCGTCATCATCTAATCTATATACAAAATCATACTTACACTGTTTAAATCCCCATTCAAGTTTAGCTGATATAGAGGGAAATCTTTCTTTATGATTGATGACTGTCACTTTAGGGTGATGATAAACATAATCTACACTAGCATTATCATTTATGATTACCATTTCACATTCTGGTGCATCTTCTTGTACAAGAAATGATTGAATTGCCTCTTCTAATAAGTGATGTCTTTTGTAAGTTAATGTCAAAACACTAATCATAAGTTTCGTTTTTTAATTTTTCATTCCAAATAGATCCAGGTACCCAAGATGCTAAAGCCTCATGCCTAAAACAATTGTCTTCAATATCTTTCCAAGCAACTACTTGTAAATTAATAGGGGTTACTTTTTCTACAAATTTTTCAAGAGTTAAATTATTAAAGTCAATACCTAGATATTTACAAACTATTTGAATCCACCAGTTAGGACCAATCCATTGATTTTTATGAGTTACATTATCAATCATGTATTGTAAAAGTGGATGGTTCTTTTTGAATCCAAATATTGTATTTGCTAAAGCAGACATACCATAGGAATGATTATGAACAAGAAAACCATCGTAATTTTTATATAACATAACGTCTGAGTGGAATCCATTTATTGTTTTGAAATCAGCATCTAGATAAATTCCACCAAACTTATGTACAACATACATTCGTAACAAATCTGCCTTGATAGCAGGTTCTTCATAAGCATCATATATTTCTTTTAAATTTTCTGGTAACTCAGGTAAGTTATCATCGTTCCAAAGATAATAATTAAAGTCTTTATGATATTCCTTCAACTCTTCCATATGTTGTTTTATATGGCTAGGTATTCTGTTTTTACCAACCCAAATTTGATGTATGTTGTTCTCTATCATTTTTCATTATTCATTTTATATACATAATGTAGGTTAGTTTCAACCAATCCTTCAGTGTACTGATTTATAACATTTCTATCTACATAATAGTTAATTACATTTTGTATATTACCATAGTTATAATCATCAAAAACAACAATTCCATCTTTACTAAGTAACTGCTGTGTATAGATAAAATCATTTACAACAGTGTGGGTTTCATGACCTCCATCAACGTGAATCAAATCAAAGGTGTGTAGTTCATTGGAACTTACATATTCTCTTAATGTCAAATTAGTATCACCATACACTTCTGTTATCTTTGTAAATGGATATTCAGCTTTGATATAATCTATACAAGGTTTAGTGTATGTATGACCATTCAAATCAAAAATTAAATATTCTGCATTAGGGTTAGTGCTGATCATAAGTAATAAACTATGACCAGCATTAACTCCTATTTCACATATTTTTGACTTGTTTTCAGATAACTTTATTAAGTTATATATTTTGCTTTCGTTTGCTGCATCTGTAAGATTATCAGACGATACATCACATATTAAATTACCTTCAATTCTTTCTCCAATTTTATTTAATATCTCAGCTATATTAAACATGTGGTCTTTGACCTCTGGTTTTATTATGTCAATCATATGTTAATGTTTGTTACCATTTTAAGATTACGTCAAATGGAGAAACTAATAATACAGTTTCAGTGTCTGACAATGGAATTAATGGAGATTTCTGTAAAGCTAATGGATCAACTAAGATCATGTCACCAGCTTTGATGTCCTGGATTGTAGATCCTACGCTGTGCACCTTTAACTTAGACATCTTCTTAAGCATTTCCATTTGTAATGCTTCTTTAGTGTTTTCATCCACTACTAACTTACTTTCTTCTGCTTTTGGCATCTCTACAAAGATGCGATTTCCTAATAATGTAGGCATAATTAATTATTTAAATTGTTAAATCTAGTTACATCTTCATCAAATAAATTGATCTCTGTTTGGAATACATTACGTACTCTCTTCTGACCTACCATTTTACCATTCTTAACTTCTGGTACATCCTCTGGACGCTCGTGAATGTCATCAATTAAGACTAACACTTTGTTGTCATCTAATTGGATGCTTCTAATCACTTTGTTTAGGTTAAAGCTGTCTGTATACACTTTACCATCTTCTGATTTTCTTGTGTAGAAAAATAAACTCATTGTTTTGGTTTTATTTGATTATAAAAAGAATTCGTTAAGTATTGCATTTGGTATGCAAATGCTTCTTCTGTCTCTGAATTAAGCTCCATTCCTGCCCAATACATTATATTTAATGTTGTATGGAACAGTTCATGAGCTATAATTCCTTGATCCTCAATGCTAGACATCCATATTATAGGAGGTTTACCTTCATTTATAGGGAATGAAACTGCTCTAGCATTAAAGTCTGCAGCTGTCACTGTGCTGTCAAGGTTCTCTTGTACATACTTAGTAGCAAACTCTACATTTTCTGTAATAAGCACAGTTACATCTATGTCAAAGGTAGCACCTTTTAGTGTAATAACCTCATATTTTGCAAAAATTTCTGGTTCATTTTGTCGAACAGCAAATAGAGCTAATGTAATTATACACATAGAAACTACTACATACAATAAAAATTTATTTGCCATATTCATATTCTAATATTTTACCCACGATATCACTTCTGTGGTTTTCTTTTAATTTAATCCATTTAATCTCCTCAATCTTCTTAGACAGCTCTATAGCATAAGCTAACCCATTGATTGAATCTTTGGTGTCCTGCTGTTCCATGTCACCATTGATAACTATCTTACCAGTTTTACCTAGTCTTGTTATAATGGCTAACATCTGTGCCTTAGATAGATTCTGAGCTTCCTCTACGATTAATATATCATCGATAGTTTTACCACGAATAAACTGTACAGGGTAGGCAACTACCTTCTTATCAAGCACCAGCTGATCAATCTTAGCTTTGTCGTAACACTTATTTAAGTTCTCTACAAATGCTTCTAGATAGGGATTGAACTTCTCATCTAAGCTTCCTGGTAGAAAGCCTAATGAGTTACCCACTTCTATTGTGGCTCTTGTAACAAAGACATTATCACACTCCTTCTTAAATAAGAAATCAAGTGCCACCTGAGCACAAACTAAAGATTTACCACAACCAGCACGTCCTGTAATAACAACCACCTGGTTTTCTCTGATTAAACGTTTAGCTTCTTTCTGCTCATCGTTTAGTTGAACTAGATATTTAATATCATTTTTACGTTCTCTACTTGGTTCTTTCATACTTTTCTAGGAGTTTTTCACGTCTTTTATTCACTTCTTCATATCTATAGATGTCCATTTCAACCTGTTCATGTTCTAGAAGCGTAAGAAGTATTATGTTTTCTTCATCCAGAGCTGCTTCTGGATACTTGCTTTTTGGTAGGATGTGATGAAAGAATGCTGTTGACACAGATCCTATTAGATATTCTCCACTCACCTCAGACTTCCTAGGTCTAGTTTTCCATATTCTAAGGAACATGTCTTTCATAGGAGTCATTTCAGTTACAGGATGCTTCTCAGGAACCTTCACCTTAAAACTTTTGTTTGCTGATAAAGGTTTTCTAGGTTTATGTTGAAAACAGTATTCTCCCTCACAGTTTCTACCACAAGTTTTACATTGTGCTTTCATTATTTCAAACCAGTTGAACCAAAGCCTCCCTCACCTCTCTCAGATGATTCCAATTCAGGAACCACATCAAAAGATACAGGCAACACTTCTTCAAAATAGATTTGTGCTACACGATCACCTACAGCATAAGGAAACTCTTCAGTCTTTCTAGGAAAAGTTTCATTACCAATAGATGTAAAGATAGCCATCCATTCACCACGATAGTCTGAGTCAATAACACCAAAGGAGTTATTTAATACCCAGTTAAACTTAGTTAAGTTACTGCGTGGGACGATAATACCTTTATATCCTTTAGGTATTTCTGTCTTGAATCCAAGACCTACTTTCACTTTACCATTATCACTAGTTATGCTGTGAGCATAAACATCATAGGCAGCAGCCTGCTCGCTACCCTTGATAGGCATGCGAGCATCTTCTGTTACCTTTTGTAATTTAATCTTCAATTGGTTGTTCATCTTGTACGATTTCGATGTTTTTAATTTTGTTAATGATACTCTCTTTGATTTCATTGTAGAACTCTTCGTTGTCTAACAACATACGTTTGAATTCATCAAGGTTGTATTTCACTTCGTTGAATGTCATTGTCTGACCATATTTTCTACCAAGTTCATACTCATTCAATAAGTCCATAATCTCTTTTACCTTATCAATACCTACACCATACACAATCTCAAAGCTTGACATTCTAAATGGAGGGCTCATTCTGTTCTTAGCAGCCTTCACCTTTGTAATGTTACCATAAGTTACATCACCATCCTTTGCAGCTGATTTACTCACTTCGATACGAGCATCTGATGCAAACTTTAATGCATGTCCACCCTGTGTTGTAGTAGGATTACCAAACATCACACCAATCTTTTCTCTGTACTGACTGATAACAATTACACATGTATTGTGAATTGACATTGCAGACTTTAATTTAGAATAGACACTGCTATTCAATCTAGCTTTCAAACCAATTGAGCTATCACCCACCTCACCATCTAACACCTTCTTAGGAATCAATGATGAATCTGAGTCGATGATTAATAAATCAACTTCACCAGTCTTAATCATCTCAATAGCAATGTTGAAACCTTCCTCACCACAACTTGGTTGAGCAATGAACATGTCTGCTGTGTTTACACCAATTGCTTCAAAATAGTTTTTATCAACAGCATGCTCGCCATCAATATATACCACCTTTCCACCTGCCTTCTGACATTCAGCAACTGCATGACCACAGATGGTAGACTTACCTGAGCCTTCCCATCCCATAAGTTCATACAACTTACCTTTTACAAATCCACCAGTACCTAACGTAATCCAATCGAATCCAATTGAACCTGTACTGATTACATCATAATGACCATCTGTTTTGGAATCTAGTGCTAGCACTGTGCCTACACCATACTGTTTGTTTAGCTTATCTAAAGCTTCTTGGAATTTAGAGACACCACTGTCTGTTGGTTTCACTGTTTTTGCCATGTTTGTTAATTTATACAAATTTAAGAAATCTATAGTAATTCACCAAGTTTTTTATAAAAAAATTAGCCCCCAATGTAGAAACACCAGGGGCTATCATCAATTAACAAAAAACAGAGGTGGCAAATCTACGCATTTAAATGCATACAAGTGCAAAATATTTTATCTTTTTTTATCATCTGCTAGTATTTTGTTTCCTTTTATAGCTTTTGGCTCATAAGGACAGTGTCTACAAGAGTTCCCACAGCAAAAGTTTCTCTCTGTGAGATATTTTTCTGTAAATATCACATATCCTGATTCAAGGTAATAATCTATATCCTTGATAAATTCTTTTTTCTTATTGTTTTCCATAATGTTCAGTTACAAGTTTACAAAGTTCAATGAACTCTGAATGTGAAAACGTACCCTTAAATACATTAATAGGTTTATAAACCCAATGTACGTTACCATCTACATATCCTAACTTACTATCAATTCTATCTAGTGAGGCATTTATTGGAGTTCTAGAATCTATATCTTTACAATCTAAAACTAATTCTATTCCTGTATATGGGCACTTTTTATCTTGTTTAAGATATGTTTGCCATAGTTCTTCTAAAGTTATTTCAAAAGATATATCTCTTTTAATGGCATTGTCTTTATAATGACTATATGTTCTACCAGATATACCTAGGTGCCCTTTCCATTGTCCATTTGAAGCACCTTTGTTTAATTGACATCCACAAGACTTTGTCTTGTTAGATCTAACATCTTGTAATCTTGCAACGTGTTCATTGTTACATAATAAACATTTAAACTTCCAATATGTAACATTATTTGTTCTATGTGAGTGTTCTATAGCTTCTAAGTTATTATACACATCACCCTTTTTTGTACTAGTCTTTAGCATATGAGGATCTTGTTTGCACAAATGTACAACAAAATCCTCACATTACCAAATTTATTTTAGATATTAGTTTCGCATGCCCCACCACTGCAAGCAGCTATAGCACCAAAGTCAACGTTGTCATCCATTTCTATCACTTTTGTTAAATCTATTTCCTTTACAGAAGCAATACGTGTATTGTATTCTTCTTCTGTAATGTCCTCGAAAGGAGCTTGTTTATATGTACCACCAAAATAAGGTAATACAGACAAACCATTATAGGTTTCTCTATTCTCCCACATCCAGGTTCCTACTTCTTCCCATTCATCTGCAATAGAAATTGTAGCACTTACGTTGTGCGTATTAGCCCCATTAATGTGACCAGGTTTAATCCACTCTTGAGAGAATCTCTTAACACGTTCTAATGTATCAATTGGTGACTCTGTTCTAAAGATAGATCCTTCTGGAGCCTTAACTGGGATACGTACACAAACTGTGTCTGTAGGACGTAACACATCGTCTTCACACAACTCTGGGTGATTGATCATTAAGTATTGAGCAATAGCTTCATTCTTATTAAAACGCATTGTTCTTAAATAGAATGGAGCATGCCAAGCATGGATACCTGAAGCTGTACCTAACACTAATGATGTTGTACCACTAGGTTTAATACATGTAATACGAGCTGCTTCGTTGGTTCCTATCTTGTTGCTAATCAACTGATTAGTCACCTTTGCTATTTGTGCAGCTGCTTCTAAGTCATATTTAAGAATCTCTCCACTACCAATACCTGTCATACCTATGCCTAAGAGAGCATCTTTTTGTGTTGTCTTCTGCCAGATAGGACGTAAGTAATGGAAGTCAAAGAACCCTGCTTGTAATGTACCAAAGAATGCTGCTACACCTACACGATCATTAAGATCCTTTTGGTCAACAACATCAGATACATTCACCTCACATAGGTTACAGAATTGGAA